GCAGTTCGACACCGCCCTGCAGAAGAACATCCGCGGCAAGGTCGCTTACGGCATGGGCCGAGCGCAATTGCGCAATCTCGCCAAAAGCGGAAAGGCACAGTGGAGCATTCAGAGCGGACAGATCACGGCATTCCCGATGACCACATACCTTCCGGGCGAAGCTGTCGTCCTCAATTCCAAGACCGGCATGATTGGGCTTCCCGAGCAGACCGAAGAAGGCATCAAGATCACGTGCCTTCTCAATCCCAAGATCCAGATCGGAACGCAGGTTCAAATCGATCAGGCATCGATCCAGCGCGCGTCTGTGAGCCTGAACCTGAAAGACGTTAATCAGACAGAAAACGCGTTTCCGCCTGTGACTGCCGATGGCTTCTACATGGTCCTGGTCGCAGAGCACGACGGCGATACGCGCGAAAACGAGTACTATTCAAAGCTGACGTGCCTTTCGATCGCCAAGTCGGCACCGGCTGATAACTCCGTGAAGGCGGCCGGCTGATGCTTCGACAAGAACGGTACGAAGACGACCAGATTGCATTGCTGACGGCGATGGAAGGCTGGCAGGCGGGTATGTGGACGGCTTTGCCAGGAATCTTGGAAAGCTTCGACGCGACCAAGATGACCGCAGAGGTGCAGCCTTCCATTCAAGGAGTTTTTCGGCAGAAGGACGGAACGGAAAAAATCGTCACGATGCCACTTTGCCTTGACGTTCCCGTGCAGTTCATCGGCGGCGGCGGCTTCACACTTACGTTTCCGATGGTGAAGGGTGATGAAGGGCTTCTTGTCTTTGCCTCGCGCTGCATCGATGCGTGGTGGCAATCCGGTGGTATCCAGCCCCAAGCCGAGTGGCGCATGCACGATCTTTCTGATGGTTTTTTCATCCCAGGATTTCGCAGCGTCCCGCGCGTCCTGACGAATATCAGCACCGACAAAACGCAGCTTCGCGCAGATGATGGAACCGCCTTTGTCGAGATTGGTTCCGACGAAATCAAGCTGAAACACCCGACCAAGGTTACCGTTGACACGCCGGAGGCGCACTTTACCGGCAAGATCACAACAGACGGCGACATCACATCGTCCGGAACCGTCAAGGGCACCACCGATGTCCTCGCTGGCTCTATCTCCGGGAAATCCCACAAGCACACCGGCGTAACGGCTGGCAGCGCACAGACAGGTATACCGGTATGAGATACCGAGCGCTTACATCTGACGGCGATTATTCGTTCGGCCAAGGTCGGGAAAACTTCCTGATCGACAGCCCGGAGGCGGTCGCGCAGGCCATCAAGACCCGCCTCCTTCTGATGCGCGGAGAGTGGTTTCTCGACACAACTGCAGGAACTCCGTACGCAACCGAAATTCTTGGTGTAGGTACGGCATCGACACGCGATCTTGCGGTCAAGCGTGTGATCCTGCAAACGCCGGGCGTGAAGCAAATCACCAACTATTCGTCAGTAGTCGTTGACCGGAGGTTTTCGGTCACAGCTACCGTCGACACTGTTTATAGCCAGCAAGCAACCGTCGAGGTCACATTCCCATGAGCCTTGCGCCAGTAATTTCACCCACCGGCATTTCGGCTCCGTCTTATGCGGATATCGTTTCCGAACTGCGGGCGGACTTTCAGGCGATCTTCGGGACGGACATCTATATCGATCCTGACAGCCAGGACGGCCAGCTTATCGCCATCTGGGCGGCCGCGCAGCATGACGTTAACAATGCCGCCATTGCCGCCTACAACGCCTATTCTCCGCTTACAGCGCAGGGTGTTGGCCTTTCGAGCGTCGTGAAAATTAACGGTATTTCCCGCCTTGTTGCAACCAATAGCCAGGTGGTAGTGACCCTCGTTGGTGAAGCCGGAACGCAGATCATCAACGGGATCGTTGGTGACAGTCTTGGGCTCAACACGAGATGGTCATTGCCGCCTTCGGTTACGATCCCGCCAGAAGGTGAAATAGACGTGACTGCGACCTGCACCGTGGCAGGAAGCACGTCTGCGGCTGCGGGAACGATCACCAAGATCATCACCCCAACGCGCGGCTGGCAAAGCGTTACGAACTCTTCCGAAGCATCTCCTGGTGAACCCATCGAGACCGACGCGACATTGCGCCAACGCCAATCGGTATCGACCGCTCTTCCGTCCCTTTCCGTTTTCGATGGAACGCTTGCCGCGATCGCCAATATTTCAGGCGTGGGGCGGTATCGAGGGTACGAAAACAACACCAACACCACGGATGGAAATGGCCTTCCGGAACATTCGATTTCCATCGTCGTAAGCGGCGGTGACGTGACGACTGTTGCGCAGACCATCGCCAACAAGAAGGGTCCGGGATGTGACACCTATGGCGACACGACGGTGACAGTCTACGACCCGCTCGGCATTCCAAGTGACATCAACTTTTTTGAATTGAGCACTATCCGGATTTACGTGTCGATCACCGTTAAGGCTCTTCCAGGATTTCTATCGTCGACAAACGACATCATCAAGGCCGCGCTGGCGCAATTCGTTTCAACCCAGCCAATCGGTGAAAAGCTTTACTATGGTCGCCTCTGGGCGCCGGCAAATCTCTCCGGATCTGCTGCAGTTTCGTCGAGCGGTCTTTCGCAGACACAGCTTGATGCTCTAAGTGCAACGTACGATATCACAGTGCTTCAAGTTGGCACCTCGTCGTCGCCATCGGGAACGTCTGATATTCCCGTTCCTTTTAATCAGGCCGTCGTCCTTTCTGTGGGCGATATTGCAATTTCGGTGACGTGATGGCGGGAGATATTACTGAGTACCTAAACCTCATCACATCGGAGCATCGCGACAAGCCAAAATTTGTCGCCATGCTGTCGGTGCTTCTTCAAGGATTGACTGACGCAAAGGCGGTCATTCAGTCGCTTCCGTCGAAATTTGATATCGATACTGCCGTAGGTGTTCAACTCGATGCGGTAGGACAGTGGATCGGCCGCACCCGCGTGCTGAACGTCCCAATCTCTGACGTTTACTTCGCATGGGGAACGCCCGGTCTCGGATGGTCACAAGGCATCTGGTACCAGACCGGAGACCCAACCAATAGCGTCATGTCACTCCCTGACGAGCAGTATCGCCTGCTTTTGAAGGCGACCGCCGCAGCGAATGGATGGGACGGCACAGTCCCAGACGCCTATCGGATTTGGAATGTCCTGTTTGAGGGGACTGGGTATGGCGTCATCATCGTCGACAACCAGAACATGTCGATGACGCTTGGGCTTTACGGAAAAGTCCCTGACGTTCTAACGCAAGCGCTTTTCACCGGCGGTTATCTCGACCTCAGGCCGGAAGGCGTTCGCATTGCAAAATACGTCCTTCCGACAGCGGACGCTCCGCTGTTTGGGTTTGGAATCCAAAATCAAGCCGTATCCGGATTTGGAACGGGCTGCTGGGCGAGGTTCACAGATGGCAACTAATGATTTTCTTCCCTGGGCGCTTTCTGGCGGCTCCAACCTCATGGACCAAGCCGCATTCGCGGCATCGCCGGATCGTACGGCTGGTGTGTCGTCTGGAACGGCTGACGAAAAGATCTTCAATAAAGTGCAGCGCCAATCTGCTTTTATGGGATCTGTCGTTGCTGGATATATTGTTCAAAAAACGAATTCAAATATGCTGGATGACGGTGATCTCTCAGGAAAGATCACTCTTTTTGGAACTGCGATTAACGCTGCAATAAGCGCAGCTCTCAATGGATACGCAACACAGTCATGGACGAACTCGGCGATCAATACAGCGCTGGTTCCATATGCTCCAAATAATAGCCCTGCTCTCACTGGTGCACCGACCGCCCCCACGCAACCGACTGATGACTATTCGACAAAGATTGCTACCACGGCGTTTGTCGACAACAAGATATCAAACCGTACTCCGGTGATTCTGGAAAAAGGGAGTGTGTCGCCGACATCAGCGCTGCTGCAATTCAATCTCGCCCCATACAACACCTACAAGCGTCTCGAACTTATCATCGAGGGCCTAATTGTCACCGGAGATACTCCAAACGTCGCCTTGCGATTTGGGACCGCGTCAGGAACCATATTGTCAGCAGGATATGCTTGGACGCGGGCATATTTTTACGGCACAACACCGACAGGCAGTAATGGCGTATCTGATAATATGGTGCGTGTAGCGACTGCAGCTGGCGGAACACCTACTTACTGCGCTCAGACCTATCGCATTGAATTGAGCGGGTTCAACACCTCAGGATTTGCGGTGGTCCATTCCTTCGCAACGTTCATTAACCAGCAGACCATGTCCGTTCTAACCGACGAGACATGGGGTACAAACGCGACCGGAAATATGACGCGTCTGCAGGTGTTTGCCCTCTCTGCAACCGGAGGAGCTACGCCAACCGTATCCGCAGGAACCTACACTCTCATCGGTTATCCATAGGCGGGGAGGCTTAGAAAATGCCGACGAACGATTTTAAGCCTTTCTCCACGGGTGGCGGGGCCAACGTAATCTCGCAAGACGATTACCTTATCCTTGCGGCTCTCGCGACGGGATTTCAGGCTGGCATCGCAAACCCAGCGGAACTAAATAAGGTCTGGAGGCAGGCGACTTTCGTAGCGGCCGGTCTCGCGCAGGTCGTTTCTGACCTCACCAATCAGGACGTTGTCGATAACGGCGACTTGGATGGCTTTGTTGCACAGATAAAGTCCGCCCTGGCTGGAAAAAGCAAGCCGGTTAGAACAGTAACGCATTCGACGACGACACCGACGATATCGCTATCTGACGGGTATATTCTCTCGGATACGACCGCCGGAAATGTCATCATCACTGCGCCAACCGGGCTTGTTCCTGCGGGATATGTCTTCTCCGTCCCTGTTACCATGATCGGAACAGGCACGAGCCCGACAATCATCACGCGCGACGGAACCACTGCAACGGAGGTCGGCCGCATCATCAACATCAACGATGGCAGCGGCGCGGGCTCCCTGACGGTTCACCTCTTCAACTCGTCCGTTCGCGTCACAGGTAATCCATGACGGCGCTTGCGTGGGGTGCGCGAGTTTCCCCTCTCTTCCGCGCAAAGGCGATCTCAATCAGCAATGGTCTTCGCATTTATCCGTCTTGGCTGATGGCGTGCATCGCATTTGAGACAGGCGAGACATTCAGCCCGTCGATTCGTAACGCGTCTGGCAGCGGCGCAGTAGGTCTCATCCAGTTCATGCCATCGACCGCCGCAGCGCTCGGAACCAGCGTGGAATCCCTGGCGTCTATGTCGGCAGAGGATCAGTTGTCATTCGTTGCCTCCTACTTCAAGCCATGGACTGGGCGCCTGCACTCGCTTGGGGACGTGTACGGGGCAATCCTGTGGCCAGGGATGATCGGAAAGCAGGATGCGGCTGTGATCTTTGACGCCGATGACGTCGATCATCCTAAATTCTACCTGCAAAACCGCGGCCTCGATCTCGACCGCAACAGAAAAATCACCAAAGCGGAAATCGTGGCGCGTGTCAGCAAAGAGCTTGACCGCGGCATGCTCCCGCAAAATTCTTTCGAGGTGTAACCATGAAATTCTTCCGGAATGTTATCACGTTCTTGATGTTGATCTCCGCGCCATCTTTTGCAGCGTCGACGACGATCAGCACGAAGCAAACACCCGGTTATACCCGTGCGGATTTGGCCGGCATTAGCGCCGCGGTCGCTGCGCTTCCGTCTTATCAGCACATGTATGTCAGCGAACCTGGGTATCAAGGTATATATGACGTGCAGACTGTTTCGGCGGGAACGTGCCCGAGCGGTGGCTATATCGATCCGGCAAATAAATTTATTTGCTTCTCGGATGCGACGACTGCGAGTACGACTGCATGGGTAAATGGGACAAATTCACTAAATAACGGTTCTTCGGCCGTGATTACTTACACGACGGGAACAACGTCTTTGTATACTGGAAACTGGTCCGCTTATCACGCTGCTGGGATATCAATCAGTACGCTATACTACTCTTCAGCAGCAGTTCCAGGTTCTGGCGGTATGTGGGCTCCAGTCGTATCTTGCACACCCGATACAATGCACGCACTCTGTGTTCGGGATGCCGGGGGTACCGGTGTGTATTGGCAGCGAGTGGATGTCAATAACCTAGACTGGTCTGTTTTTGGGGCGGTCGGAGACGGAACCACTGACGACACAGCGGCCATCGCAGCGGCCTTTGCCGCCAATGCTACCTACGGAATATACGTTACAGGCCACGGAACAACTTACAAAATGACCAGTGGCATTACTGTTGACCAAGCAAAGGCTCCTGCCTCCTGTGGCGGCGGTATTCTAAACTTTTCGTCGGTTGCAGATGGTAACTGGACGGCTCTCACCTTGGTCAACACCGCTAGTACCCCTGTAGGTCAGCTAACAGCATCGCAACATCACACAAAATACCTCAGTAACTGCGCGCTTATTGGGCCTGGGGCTGCTGGTGCGGGCGCTGCGTACAGCTACACGTCGAAAGGCGTACTCTGGAATGGTGCGGGGTTGTCCGCAGAAGATATTAGCGTGTTTGGATTCGGATATGGCCACTATATGGGGACTTCTGGCGTCTACCTGAATAGGTGCAAAAACTGCGCGAGCACTCAAAACAAATACGGCATCTATGGCCCATCAGGTGGTTCTGACTATGGTGAAAACATCGTCTTTGATGGCGGCAAGCTCGACGGTAACTACATCAATGCTTCATGGCACATGCCTACGGGCCGCTTGACCTTATCCAACATGTCTGACGATTATCCGGGGCTGCGTTCTCTTGAAGTAGATAACTCTGGTGAGATACTATCTTTAGCGGGCTGGGCAGAATCAGATCAGGCTGGTGCAGGTAATGCACAGTTTGTGAATTCTGGCGGTCTGCTACAATTTTCTGAGACACACATCCAGCAACGAGGCACTTCTGGATCACTGGTACAGTGCGGGCTTAGCAATACGTCAGCTGGGGCTACGACTATTTACAGAGACGTGTTCTTATTTAACGTTCGAAACACGACTGACTATTTGGACTGCGGAGCGGGAAATGTACAGTTGACTATGTCAGCCTCGTACGGTGTCCCATATATACCGACAAAGGTCTCTGCTAGTAGTGAGAAGCTGAGCGATCCTTTATTTGCCTCGAGCACGATACCGGATTTGTGGTTTGTCGATTCTGACAGTGCAGCAATAACTGCTCGACTCACGGGTACAAATATAACTCTATCTCAAGATACAACGACGGCTCATGCCGGAACAGCATCTCTGAAGTGGGTTAAAAATGTCGGCGGAGCAAACGGTTCACCAGGATTAGTTGTCGGAATTGTTCCTGGGAGAAATACAAACCTACGATGCTGGTACTCACTAGACGCAGGATCCAACGGACAAAATGCATTTGTATATTTCTTCGCCGCCCATGTTGACGGCACTACAAGTTATGGATCCCCTATAGTTCGCAATGGTACTGCGTTAGGTTCGCCGATACCAATCGCCGGGACAACGTCAGCCATACCGTGGACGACGATGCCATGGGAGGGTGGTCTTTACAAAATACCTAATTGGGCAAACGTGGTCGGTCTTTCCATTAATGCGACGAACTTTTCCGGTACCATCCATTTTAGCGACTGCACTGTGCAGCAGTATTAGAGATCGCGAGAAAGGAACAATGAAATGAGCAACTCCGGTTCAAAGATTCAAGGTCTCATCATTACCGGAAATCCGGTCGTCGATGCATACATTCGGAATGGTCTGCTTCTCGCACTGCCGTTCTTAACTGGTGCCATCGTTGGTTGGCTCAACAGTCACGGGTTCAATGATCCGAACCTTACTCTGTACGTCGGGGGAGCCGTGGCGGCTGGCCTCAGCGCCATCGCATTGGCGGTGTGGGGTATCATCGCACACAGCAAGTCAGAGGCTGCGGCACGGCTCCGCGAGCTTGTAGCGGTGCAGTCCGGCATCGCAGCGGCGGAATCTCCTGTTCCGACTCCAACCGTGGCAACGGTTGCAGATGCGCAGAAGGTCATCACCGATCATGCGCCGGTGAAAGTCTGATGTGGTCCGCGATTATCAAAATCGTCATATGGCTCCTTGGGCTCTTAACGGGGTCCAAGGATGCGCGTGACAGAGAGCGTGAAGCGGGCCAAAGTTTTGGACGCATGGAAGCAGAGGGCGATAATGCGAAATCAGGGCTTCAGGAAGTGCAAGCTGTCGTCATGGCTCGCGATGCCAATCGTGATCGGGTCTCTTCTGATCCTGATAGCCTGTGCAAAGGAAACGACCCTGCCTCTGCCGCCTACCGCTCCGGCCCAAACTAAGCCATTAGCGTGTGTGGAATTTCCTCCGCTGAAATTCCAGCCTGGCAATATCAAAGCTACACCCGAAAGCATCAAAGCCATAATGGACGCGCATCCGGATAATCCGCTTGCGTGGGCTCGGGGGGAGTTGGGCGACACTCTGTCGACAAGAGCCGATATCTCGAACTACGCCGCCGCGCGTCGTGCGCTTGGCTGCGAATGATCAACACCTAACCACCCACTTCGAAGAGGGGGAATTTATGTCACCGGCAGTACACGAATGTATAGACTATGAGGCTCGATCTAAGGCCGCCGCCGCCTTGGCCTATTCCGAGAGAGTTGAAGAAGTAACGGCGACGAAGCTCGACTTTCTCAAGGAGGCTTCCACCCAAACAATATGCCGCCTTGAGGCAATCGAAGAACATCTCGTCTCAATGCAGAAGCATGAAGGGACTTGGAAACTCAACGCTTCCGCAGGTGTGATTGCCATGTCGGTTAGCGCCTGTGCATTTCTCTTCGTCAAAGTTATGGGGTGGTGATCATGGTCGATACCCCTGTGAAAACAAATGGCGCCGGTAAGCACCCCGTCATCACGCACCCGACATCGCTTGTTTCAAACAATTCCGCTCCGACGCAGGTATTTCAAGTCAACGGATTTGAACATGCTGCGGATGCACTCAAGGCTTCGGCGGCCTCCACCAGGATTATGTCAGCAATTGGTCTTGTTATCGGGATCATTTCCGGTTGCCTTACAGCAACTGCGTTGACGATCGGCATCATCAGCCACGAAACCGACCGGATCGTAATCAATGAATTCAGCCAATGGGCTGATCTGACATACGCTAGAGAGGTTCAGGTCAACGCCCTACTTAAGGCCAAAGGTGTGGACACCTCACACCTACCGCCTATTCAGCAACCACCAACCAGGAGATAGACCATGTCTGGCGACGACGATGACGTGATTATCATCAGGCATAGAAACTCGCAGTATGTTATCGGTAAGACCGACGACATGCACCCCGCTATCCTCGAACTTCTCGCGGGCCGGGAGCCCGACCCACCCATTCCAGAATCCAACGGCGAAACCAGTACCGACTAATTCCGCGCCGCGATTGTCTTCACCAAAGGGCTTCCTGATTGGGTGGCCCTTTGCCTTGCCCGCCATAGTCGCGGGCCGCCCGTCAGGGGTGGATTTGCCCTCCTCCCCTCCGGGGCATTGCCGGGTCCATCCTGGCGGGCGGTCTCCGACTGTGGCGACTTTGCTACAGTAACCCGGAGGTATTTATGAAACTCTTTCGACTACTTCCCGCAGCAGCCCTTGCGGTGTCGCTGGGC